TTGATATACTTAAAACAATCGTAGCTAAAGTTATTTCTAAATAATTTTAAAAAAAATATTAACAAATGGGCGTGTTTTCATAAGCATGCCCATATTTATTTGTGTAACGCACAATGCCTTATTCATTACATCTTTATATAAGGCGCTAGAAAATTTTTATTCTATTAAGATTCCCAATAATCTTATTTCCAATTAAATTATAATAAGAGGACAAATCATGAAAGATTTATTAAAAGAAGCTATTGCTGATGCAAAAGCTGTAAGAGAAACCGCTTTGGCTAACGCTAAACTTGCTCTTGAAGAAGCTTTCACTCCAAGATTAACTTCTATGTTGTCTGCAAAATTAGCTGAAGAAATGTCTGAAGAAGACGAAGAAATGCCAGCTGATGAAGTAGCAATGGAAGGTGAAGAAATGGATATGGAAGATGATTCAAACGAGATGGGCGAAGGCGAAGAAGAAATGGGCACTGAAGAAGAAGCTCCTGCTGCACCAGCAGAAGAAGCTCCGGCAGAAGAGCCAGAAATGTCAGATGATGATCTAGATCTAGAAGAAATCATCAGAGAGTTAGAAATGGAAGAAGCTGAAGAAGAAGCGCCTGCAGAGGAAGAAGCTCCAGTAACTGAAGAAGAAACATCTGAAGAAGAAATGGATGAAGACATCGACATCAACGAAATTATTCGTTCTTTACGTGAAGAAGACGAGACAGAAGAAAAAGAAGAAATGACTGAAGCAGAAGAAGAAGAAACTAAAGAAGATTTAGAAGAAGCTTACAATGTTATTCGTTTCTTAAAAGACAAAATCAATGAAGTTAATTTATTGAACGCAAAACTTCTTTACTCAAACAAATTGTTCCGTAACTTTAGCCTTAATGAAGGTCAAAAAATGAAAGTTATCGAAAACTTTGACAGAGCTCACAATTTACGTGAAGTAAAATTAGTTTATTCAACATTAGCAGAAGGCTTTAAAATGCCGTCTTCTAAGAAAGTAGTTAAAGAATCATTCGCTTCGAAGCCAGTAGCTTCTACCAAACCAGCTAAGCAAGTGATTTCTGAAGGTACTGAATTAGCTAACAGATTTAAAAAATTAGCAGGTTTAAAGTAATTTATTTTTAACACTTAAAAAAACAATCAATAACAATGTCATTAAAAAACATCTTAGGTGATAGCACTTCGACAGTGCGTCGTCAAATGGAAGAAACCAAAGGCCTAGTAGGCAAATGGTCAAAGACTGGTTTATTAGAAGGCATCGATAGCGAATACGAAAGACACGGTATGGCTATTATGTTGGAAAACCAAGCTAAACAATTAGTAACTGAAGCAAACGGTACTGGTACTGCAGACAACTCTGAGCAATGGTCAGGTGTTGCTTTACCTTTAGTTCGTCGTGTATTCGCTGAAATTGCTGCTAAAGATTTCGTATCAGTTCAACCTATGAACTTACCTTCAGGTCTTGTATTTTACATGGACTTCAAATACGGTACAGCTCAACCAGGTTTTGCTACTACAAACTCTAGCAACGTTCCTTCGACTGCAGGTTACCAAAATAACTCAGTATTCGGTGTAACTAATACCTCAACAGATCCTTCTCAAGGTCTTTATGGTTCAGGTCGTTTCGGATACTCAATCAATGAGTCTTCAGCAACAATCAGAGTATCTGGTTCATTCGCTGCTGCTACCACTACTGGTTCTATCGCATCTTTAGTATTATCAGGTAATGATGATGATGAGTTCAACTATGACTCTAAATTTATCGCTGCTTACTCTGGTTCTACTCCAAGTGCATTTAAGAAAGTAACTGTAGCAGTTGCAGGTTTATCTAATCCAGATGTAGAAGGCGTTCGTGCTTATTCTATTTCAGGAACAGGTATTGCTGCTTACTTCCCACAATTTACTAGAAACATCAATGATACCACTGTATCATTCGTTATCTCTGGTTCATTAGCAACTATCGATCATCAAAACGTAACTGTATCATACCAAAAACAACCATCAGCTTCAACTCGTGGTGATTTTGAAGATACTACAGGTGCTGACATCAATATCCCTGAAATCAATGTTGAATTGAAATCTGAGGCTATCGTTGCTAAAACTCGTAAGTTAAAAGCAGTTTGGTCTCCAGAATTTGCTCAAGATTTAAACGCTTACCACTCAATTGATGCAGAAGCTGAATTGACTTCTATGTTATCTGAATATATCTCTCAAGAGATTGATTTAGAGATCTTAGATATGTTGATCCAAAATGCTGTGACAACTGAAGTATGGTCAGCAGCTTTAGGTTATGAGTACTCTGCAGCAACTGATACTTTCACAACTATCGGTAACTCAAACGCAGCAGCTTATACTCAAAACACTTGGTTCCAAACTTTAGGAACTAAAATCCAAAAAGTATCTAACAAAATTCACCAAAAGACAATGCGTGGTGGTGCGAACTTCTTAGTATGTTCTCCAGACGTAGCTACTATCTTGGAATCAATCCCAGGTTATGCAGCTGACACTAACGGTGATAAAATGCAGTTTGCTATGGGTGTTCAGAAAGTTGGTATGTTAAACAGCCGCTTCACTGTATACAAAAATCCATATATGACTGACAACGTAATCTTGTTAGGTTACAGAGGTTCTCAATTCCTTGAAACTGGTGCTGTATATGCTCCTTATATTCCATTAATTATGACTCCATTAGTTTACGATCCTACCAACTTTACTCCACGTAAAGGTGTTATGACTCGTTATGCTAAGAAAATGGTTCGTCCCGAATTTTATGGAACTATTAAAGTTCACGGGTTGAATTTAGTATAATCTAAATTTAATTAAATAGTAAAGGGAGGAAGAAATTTCTCCCTTTTCTTTTGTAAATTTAGTCTGATTTGCCATAGAACTCTATATTTATTAATAAATGAATTCTATGGTAATTTACGAAACAATTAATTTAATTAACGGAAAACGTTATATTGGAAAGGATACACATAATGATCCAGAGTATTTAGGATCAGGTCGCATACTTACAAAAGCAATTACAAAATACGGTAAAGAAAATTTTAAAAAAATAATATTAGAATTTTGTAATTCAATTGAAGAACTTAATTCTCGAGAGAAGCATTGGATTAAAACAACTAACGCACAGAAATCTGCAATGTATTATAATGTAGGTGAAGGCGGTGAAGGCGGCGATAATATAACGCATAATCCGAATAGAGATAAATTTATTAAGAAAATGACTGAAATAAATAATGATCCGCAATATATCAGAACTCGAAATGGCCATAAAGACACTACTAAAGAAAATCAAAAGCTAGCAGCAAAAGGTCGATATACTTTAGATTGGTTTAAACAACGTTATGGAGATATAGAAGGTCTTCAAAAGTATGAAACTAGAAGACAATCTTTAAAAAATAGAAACTATTCTAAGTTTAGAGATTTAGCTACTGGAAGATTTTCTAAGTCACAAACTTAATATTAAAAGGGGCTAAGTAATTAGCCTCTTTTTTTATGACTAAAAGGCTCAAATAAGATATTTATATTAAAGTAATAAACATGGATAAGAATATTAAAAAACTAATTGAAACAATGGTTCAAGAAGAAATGACTAATATGCTTACACCAACAGAACCAGATCATGAAGCTAAAATGGCTAAAAGCGAACTTCGTGATATGATTATGAACGGAGCCAAACTTTATAAATCAATTGGCGAACAAGATAATCTACCAGGTTGGGTATCAGCATACATTACGTTAGCTTCTGATTATATGCACAGTGTTGCTGCATATATGGAAGAAAAATCAAATTAATTAAAAACAAACTTAAACTAAGTTATATGGAACCGGTTGCAAACAAATTAGAAAAATTAAAAAACGCTGAGAAAAGAAAACCTAAAAATCCAATTAAGTTTAACTTAACTCTCAATGAAGAGCAAAAGCAAGCAAAGGCTGATATTTTAATTAATACGGTTACTCTATTAAAAGGTCAAGCTGGATCTGGTAAGACACTATTAGCGTGTCAAATTGCATTAGATATGTACTTTAATCGCCAAATAGAAAAAATTATCATTACCAGACCAAACGTAGCTTCAGCGGATGATATTGGTTATTTGCCTGGTTCTATGAAAGAAAAAATGGATCCATGGTTGGCTCCAATTTATGCTAACTTATATATGTTATATAATAAAGTAGCAATCGATAAGATGGTTGAGACTCAAGACATAGAGATACTTCCGTTCGCATTTGTACGAGGTAGAACGTTTGTTAATGCAGTGGTTATTGTAGACGAAGCACAAAACGTAAACAACAACCAAACCGAAATGATTGTAGGTCGTTTAGGATTAGATTCTAAAATGATTTTTTGTGGCGACACAGCTCAAATAGATTTAAAAAATAAAAAAGAATCTGGAATTGATTTTTTTAAGATTTTAGAATCTAGAGTAAATGGTGTTAAAGTAATTACTTTACAAAAAAATCATAGACACCCAATAGTTCCGGAAATATTAACAGTATATAAGGAATACGATAGATAACATGAAATTAAAAGATATATTAGATATAGTATTTGAAGATATGGAAGCTCATACAATGAAGTTTGAGCCAAAT